CGATCATGAAGACCTCCTGGAAGACCACCGCTCTCGGCATTACCACTGTCCTCGCCGCCGTCGCCGCCATCGTGCAGGCCCTCCTGGACAACGACCCGGCGACCAACCCCGACTTCACCGTGGCCATCGCCGCCATCACCTCGGGCATCGGGCTCATCTTTGCCCGTGACAACAACGTCACGAGCGAGAAGGCCGGGGCTCAGTGACGAGTTGGACCGGATCCTGTACGCCCTGGCCCTGGCAATCCTGGACCACCTGGCTCGTCGCCTGGAGCGGGGCAAGGTGGCAGTCGATGCGGACCTGGACCTTGATCGCCTGCGCCGTGCTGGCTCTCGCATCGACGAGTGGCTGCGGCAGGACGGTGCTCGTCGAGGAGGGAAGCCCGATGAGGACTGGCCCCCAAGCGTGCATCAGGGTTTACACCAGGATTGACGGCGAGTGGGTCCTCTCCCCCGATCGCGTAGCCCTGCCCGAAGGCTGGTACCTGGTGCCCCCCAGTTTCGTGGGGGGGAAATGACGGTGCCATGCTCAACCGGAGCAAGGACGCCCGGGACCACGTCGGATTCCTGACCCTCTGGGCCACCGACGCACACAAGAAGAAGCGATTCCCCCATTGGGATCGCGACGAGATCCTGTCGGAGGCGTACGTCCAGGCCCACCGCCTCCTGTCCACGATCTACGACCCCCATAAATCCACGGTCGTCACCTTCCTGAAGGGCTTCCTCTGGGGTGCCGTCCACTACAGCTACTGGACTTCCCGTGGTTACCGGTTCACCGACGCCGGGCCCCGCTTGAAGATCGTGGTTACAGACGATACACTCTGTGAAGAGGTAGCCGTCGAGCTGCCTCATGACCCTCTCGATCTTCCGCCCCTCACCGAAGAGGAGTGGACGATCATCCGCCTGCGAATGGATGGGTACACCATGACCCGAATCGCCGGTGTCCTCGGACTGAAGTCCCCGCAGTCCGTGTACAACCGCCTCGTCAAGATCAGGGACAAGTTCAATGGAAACAGCGATGCCCCCAGAAATCCAACCGACCCCTCTCCCCAAGGACCGGGCCCGTAGCGCCCGGCAGTTCCTGGAGACCGAAGGCCTTGTGCCCCGTGTCCCCTCGATCCGCTCGTCCGACTACTCGTCCGCCCTGTCCGACCCCTTCTCTTACTACCTTCGCCGCCGACTCGGCCTGACCCAGGCACTCCAATACTCCGAGGCCCTGTCCCGCGGCTCCTACTTCCACGTCCTGTTCGCACTCTACGACCGCGACGACCGCTGGCAGATCTTCCGCCGGATGTGCAAGACTCGGCTTGACGAGATCAACAAGTTGTGCAAGGACCTCCGCCTCTCGGAGGATGCCCGCGTCACCTCCGTGCAGAACGAGCAGATCGACCAGGCTTTCGCCACCGCCTGGTACGCCGCGTTCACCGACCTGCCCTGCATCTCAAACGCGCCCGCGGCCGCGCACCTCACGAAGAACTACCTCAAGCTCGGGGCCGAGGTCCGGCTCACGTGGGTGGACGAGCGGTTCCCCAAGACCCGGCAGGTCGCCCAGTTCGACCTGCTCCTGCTCGACCGCCGCACCAACAAGGTGTGGATCGCGGACGCGAAGACGACCTCGCTACCCCCACTGATCCGCCTGTCCACCGTGCGTGAGGAGTTCCAGACGATGCACTACATGCACTGCCTGGAATGGTTCCTGTCCCGCGGCCTGCTCCACGAGCGGTATCCCATGCTGCCCAAGGACGCCGAGCTCGGGGGCATGATGCACATGGCCATCCTCAAGCCGTCGATCCAGTTCGGCATGCAGGACCGACCGTTCACCTGGGAGTCGGAGGGCAAGCGGACCGGCGTCTCGGGCCGCATCATGCGGACCCCGGTCAACCTCCATGACAAGGGCACGCACGTCATCCAGTGGACGGCCAAGCCGCCCTACGCCGAGCCGTTCTGCGGCACGATGGACGAGTGCCTGGCCGAGCTGCACGCCCGCACGGGCAAGACCCCAGAGAAGAAGTTCACCGGCGAGCCCTCGATCGAGGCCTACACCCAGCGGTGCATGCGGTGGTACAAGGGACAGGGTGAGTACCTTGACAAGGCCCCCGACTTCGTCAATGATCCACCCATCAACATTTCCTACACCCACGCCTCCACCATGCTTGACAAGGACTGGAGGACCGACTACCTTTCCCGTGTTGCCATGATCTACAACTTGGCAACCATCGAGGCAAACCCATGCAACTTCCTGAGGAATATCGACTCGCTGAGGATGGGCGCGAACCTGAATCCCTTCAGTCCGTTCTACCTGACGGAGCCGAAGGACTGGCCGGGCCTGGTGGCAAGCCAGCAGTTCCTGGTCGCACACCGGGACGCGGGCGATCTTCCGGCCGAACCCGAGCCGCACGAGTTCGACGGCCTGATCGAGAGCCTCGAACCCGAACCCCTCACGTGATGTTCGAGGCGGAGTACATCGCCCTCGTGATCAAGCCCAAGCTGGATCTCGTCCTCCAGGACGGCGTGGACTCCATCGCTGACCTCACCGCCAAGTTCAACTCCGCCTTCTCCTGCTCGGTCTCCAAGGCACGGGTCACCGAATGGTTGAAGGCTGCCGGTTACCGGGTGAGCCGGAGGGTGCAGATCGACGGGCCCGGGCGAGTCCACTCCGCCCAGTCCGCCGCTCCCCTCCCCTCATCCGGGGCCGAACCACCACGCTTCGTGCCGAGACCGCAGCCGATGATCCCACCCCCGGCCGGGATCTTCGCCAACGTACCCATGCCGGGCTTCGAGGATTGAGATGACAGTCACCACGCACGCGGGGAAGCTTCCCCAACACCGCTATGCAGGACTCGGGTTCACCGGTGTCCGCATGGTCCACCCGCCCGAACGCCTGTTCGGCCTGATCTGCGGCCTGCCCGGCGAGGGCAAGAGCCAGTTCATCCACTCGCACCCGGACTCGTGGGTGTGCAACATGGACTGCACCTCCTCGCTCGGGGATCCCCGGGCCACCATCTGGCCGGGCATCAACGACCAGGGCCAGCCCATCGACGTGGACGGACAGCCCCTCGTCATGACCTGGGAGGCCGTCACCGCCAAGATCCAGCTGCTCTGCGACCTGGCCAAGACCAACCAGCCCAGGCCCGCCACTGTCTTCTTCGACTCGCTCGGCACGTGGATCCCCCTGCTCAAGGACTGGATCACCCGCTCGAACGACAAGAAGGACTGGCGAGACATGGACGGACGCCGCTCGTGGGACCAGCTCTACGACATGGTGATCGACACGTGCCTCACCCTCCGCCGCTACGGCTACGGGGTCTACGTGATCTGCCACGTCGTCAACGCCAAGATCCCGCTGGGCGATGACCGCTACGTCTTCAAGCCCGAGCTCACCATCACCGACGGTTTCTACAAGCGGCTCTATCCGCTGTTCGAGATCGTCGCCGCCATCTCCACCGAGTGGGTCACGGAGCAGCGGGAAGTGCAGCAGCCGCCCATCATCAAGGACGGCAAGACCGTGACCCTCAAGCCCAAGATCGTGACGGAGAAGCGGAAGAAGTACCTGTTCTCGGTGGACTCGGAGTCACTCTCCGGCATCACCAAGCACCGCGTCAAGATGGCTTCCGAGTTCGAGCTCCCCGAGCACGGGGGCTGGTCCGAGTTCACCCGTCAGTATCACGCCAATTCGACCGGCGCGTAACGCCGGTACATTCACCCCTTTCTCCCAGGAGAAGTCAGTCATGTCGAACGCCAAGATCAGCGCCATCTTCGCCTCCCAGAAGAAGACCTTCGGGGACGCCCAGCCGGACACCGGTGTGGGCGGCCTCGGCGAGTGGCCCGCGGAAGGAGAGCACGACTGCTACGTGCTCGGCCTCGAAGTCAACGAGAAGGCCACCTACCGCTTCAACACCGACCAGGGCCAGCAGGTCGAGCTCCCGGCCACCGAGTTCCGGTTCCGGTACCAGCTCCTCAACGACGAGACCAACCCCGACAACCCGCTCGTCTGGGGCGGAGCCCCGTTCACCTTCCCGGAGAACGCCGCTGCCGTCACCGCCGATGGCCGTCGGACCGGTCTCCAGATCGAGCGGAACCGTTTCTGCGGTCACCTCTCTACCCTGCTTGGAAGCAAGGTCGGAACCGCCGATGGTCTCGACGTGGCCGATGCCGTCGGCAAGGCCATTGACATCCTCGGATCGAACAAGCAGATTGTCGCGACCGTCCGTTGCCAGTACCGTAAGGGCAAGGGCAACGCGGCGAGCAAGGTCTACAAGACCGAGTTCCTGAACAAGCTGCTGTCCGAGGCCTGAACCAGAACCCCCACTGATCGAGGGGGAGGGGCCCACAAGCTCCTCCCCCTCCCTCAATTCACTTCTCCCGGAGCAGGGGGCCATGGGTGCATGCAGGCCCTGCCTCTCAGAGGAACGGCGACACCCGCTGTCG